ATAGGAGAAAATAGACTATTTCAACAAAAATCAACAGCAAAGTTTGTGTATATTGTGCATTGCATTATGTTATTAAATATGATATAATTAATACAAGAGATAAGAATATTAGATTAATAGTATAGATTATTTATTTACCTTAATTTTCTATATTATTTTTCTTATAAAAAAAATCTCCAGTGTAGTCAACTACACTACTTAAATTAAGAAAGGTGGTTACTCCATATGTTATTTATTCTAGTGTAGTCAACTAGACTAAATAAAAAATTTCATTATTCATTATTCATGACTAAAAAATAAAAATTAAAAAGGAAGTAAAAATTATGTTTAACAAAAAATCTTTAGGTCCAGTCATTCTTAACTACGAAAAGAGCAAGAATGAAGAATTACTATTAAAAAGGTTTGAACTTGATGAATTCGCATTGGTAATTAATCTCAAAACAAAAGAGGAAATGATTGCATTTACTGTGAAAGAACTTCCAGAAAAATATTTTTGGGCTTCAACAGGTCTAAATGATTTTCTTTCTGACAATGTGGATATAGGAATATTTGATGAGGACAGATTAACATACAAATTTGAGGAAAAAGTTTTCATCACTTATTGTGGTAAAAAAGCTTTAAAATCAGACGAAACCAAACAGTGCAACATTTGGAAAATTAATTTTTAAAGATTAATTTTAATTAAAAACACAACAAAACATTCAATATGCTTTCTGAAAATAATATACTGTAAAAGTCGTCAACTACTCAATAAAAGTGTAGTTGACTAGACTTTTATAAAAGGAGAATAATATGAAAGTTAATAGAGAACTATTTTTAGAAGAAGTTCTAAAAAACAGAGGAAATAGAGGAGATCAATATTGTAGATACTCAGGCTTAAACTATAATTTTGATTGGTGTGCTATTTTCACAAGTTATATAATGAGGGAAGTTGCAGGAATTAAAGATTTTCCAAAATCAACATCTTGTACACAAATTAAGAATTCACCTTTTGCTATTCCAAAAGTAAATAGAAGTTTTAAAACAGCAGAACTTGGAGATATAATTCTTTTTGAATTAAATAACCCATCAGATGGTCCTGAACATATAGGTATTGTTATTGAAAATAACAACGGTATTATTTCAGTTCTTGAGGGAAATACAGGAAACAAAGATTTTAACAAATCATATGTAGCAGTATACACATATTCAGTAGATAATAATTCATTAGACTGTGTCATAGATATGAGCGATTTTTTTACAGATGAACCTATTCAGAATACAGAAAAACCTGTTATAAAATCAAGCGAAACACAAATGAGAGAAGTATTTAAGAAAATAAAAGAATTACTTCTTTCTATAGAAATCTAGTCTAGTCGACTACACTAGAAAGGAGTTAAAATGCAAAGAACAAATATAAACAACTCACAATATAACCATATTTTTCGTTATCTTGTAAATATAACTTGTGACAGAATAAAATTTGATAATTTACCTGAAGAAATAGACGATGCCTTTTTACGTTATCAATTACTCTTATACGGAAAAGTTCTATTTTTTAAACACAAGGACACTCACCATGTATTTTGGTATTCAGGAACAGGAATACATAATGAGTATCATATTGACAAGGAATTTCTTGTAACAAATCCGTGGTTAGATTATCCACAAAGCTTTACTCAAAAATTTCAAGACACAGAAGCAGTTATAATATATTCAGACATTAATGGTTATATTGAAGATACAGATTGCGGACTCTTTGATTTTATTTCAGAATATGCTGATATTATATCTGCAATAGACCGTTCTATTTACATTCTTGCAAAAAACTCACGACTCATTGCTTTTCTTACAGGGCAAACTATGTCGTTTGTTGAGTCTGCAAAGATAGCAATAGATAGAGTTTTTAAAGGTGATGAAGCTTTCGCTATTATGGAAGAATCACTCTTAGACTCTATAAAAGTAAATCCAATAGGAGAAAAAACAGAGTATAAACTTTCTGAACTTATAAAAACAAGACAATATTATGTGTCAGAATTCATGCAAAAAATTGGAATTTCTGCAAATCAGAACATGAAAAAAGAGAGATTAACAGATAATGAGTCTGAATTAATTTCATCAGTATCATCTATATCGTTTGATTACATTTGCAACAATATAAATTCTTGTCTTAAGAAAGTAAACAAACTTTTTAATCTCAATATCACATGTTCAATAAACAATCCCGAACCCGTTGAGTGTAGTCAACTAGACTCAAATGACGCAGACCAAGAAGCCAAAGAACCTGAAATTAAAGAGTCAGAAGAGGGTGAGGAATAAAATGGATTTTGAATGTTGTGCACAATTAAATGAGGTTGTTTTCAGTTATGAAGTATTAAGTGAATGTGTAAACATAAATGATTATGGAACACCACAAGAGATATGGAATTATTTATTAATGAAATATGGTACACATGTTCCAATGTATTGTTATCAGTCAAACACACAATTTAAATTTGCATGTGAAATTTTGTTTTCCGCTAATGCATATAAATATAAAAGATTAAAAGAAACGTTAAAGGATTATGATGCAACAAAACCGTATATAATAGATGAAGATAGGTATATTGGTGAAAAGAGAAGTGGCGAAACATCTACTCCTAGTGGAAAACAGGTTAATACAAATAAAGGCACTACGTATGATAACACTATTGACCTTAAAGTAAGAGAAGAAGATGAAGTAAGCTATGAAGGATATAAAGTTGAGAATGATTATAAAAACAACATTTCTGAAACTTTTCAAGCTGAAACTTTTTCAGGATTAACCTCTTCAATGAAGAGGAAAAGTAAATTATCTGGAAACATAGGAAATCATTCTTTTTCTGAACTTATGGAAAAAGAACGCAAAACAGCAAATTTTGCTTTAATAGACGAAATAGCTAAAGACATAATTAATGTTACTTGCTATAAAATATTTAAATATTGAGTCTAGTTGACTAGACTAGAAAGAGGTAAAAAATGAAATATAAACAGATTGGCCAAATCCTGAATGACGTATACGGTTCTATAATTGGAGAGGGTAACCTTATTAAAGAGGATTTAAGTAATATTGTTGAAGTAGGAAAGATGATAACATCTTCAAGTGTTTTTGATGATAATTTTGACAACTATGTTAAAAAACTAGTTGATAAAGTAGGAAAAGTTATAGAACATACAGATACGCTTGAACTAAGACATCTCCCTATTTACAAAGATAGTTGGGAATACGGTTCAATTCTAGAGAAGATTAGGGTTGAAGCACCTGTAACAGGAGAGGATTATACATTTGACCTTACTAATTATACTGGAGAAGATGTTTTTACTCTTGCACCTGCTGATATATCTGCTAAGTATTTTAACAATTCAACCACGTTTAAAATGAAAATCTCTTTGCCAAAAAGACAGCTTAAAGATTCTTTTCAGTCAGCTAGTCAAATGAATAAAGTATTTTCTGCTATTGAAAACAGAGTTATGTTTAAACTTGACATTGACTTGCTTGCTTTAGAGTACAGAAATGAATGCAATTTAATTGCGGAAAAATTTAAAAATGGAAATAAAAATTGTTTAGTAAATCTATACGCAGAGTATGTTAATGAAACTGGTGATGAAACTGTAACTGTAGATAAATTTTTGGTTACAGATAAGTGTCTACGATTTGCAAATAAGAAAATTAAAATGTTAAGAAGTTTTCTTAATAAAGCTAGTGTTTTGTATAATGACGGTGGTTATACAAATGTTACTAATTCAAATCAACAGATTACCCTGCTTTTAACAGATTTTGTTTCAAGTCTTGACTCTTATCTTTATTCCTCAAATAGACATAATGAATTCCTTAAAATTGAGAATTTCCACGAAATGCCTTATTGGCAATCAGGTGGAAAAGATGATAGTTACTCTAATAGAAGTTCTATTAATGTAATACCTGCATCAGAGGGTAAACCTCCAGTAGGAGACGATACAAGATTAGTTATAAAAGAAACAGGTATACTTGGCGTTATTCAGGATATAAGGTCTTGTGCTGTGACTTGTGAGCATTCGGAAACAGAAAGTATTAATGTTCCAGATGCAAGATTTATTAACTTTTGGCACTTTAGAGATGCAAATTATATAAATGACGTTGATGAAAATGTTATCGTTTTATATATTTCTGAATATGCTTTAGTAGGTAAATTATCTGTAAGTCCTGCTGATTTTACAGGGAATTACTACACTAAAACAGCAGGTGTATATACAGTAGCGTCGACTTTTAGTGCTACAGATATATATTATAAAAAAGTAATTTCTGCTTAATATTATTAATTATGTAGTCAACTGGATAGATTAGTCTAGTTGACTACACTTTTAAAAGGAGTCATAGCATGGAAGAAAATAAAGATAAGATAACTTTTTCGGTTTTAGTTGGAACAATAAGTTCTTTGTATCAACAATATGCTGTAATTTTAATATTGGTAATTTTAGCTATATGTTTAGACGTTATTACAGGATTAATTAAGTCAAAAGTTACAGGAATACCCCTTGATAGTAAAACAGGAACAGTAGGTTTTTGGAAAAAAATGAGCTTTTTAATTAGCTTTATGTTTGGGATTTTCATGGACGCATTTGTTCCTGTTCTTCTTAGTATAATGAATATAGAATTACCTTTTAATTGCCCTTTTGGATTTATAATAGGTGTTTATATTATACTTAATGAGAGTATAAGCATTTGTGAAAACATTTATAAAACGAATTCAAAGGCTATTCCAAAATGGATTATAAAATTTTTAACAGCAAGTGTTGATGAAATTAATAAGAATAAAAAAGATAAATAGTCTAGTCAACTAGACTGGAAAGGATTTTATTATGTACATAGTTTTATATAAGAATAAAAGTGATAACAGAGTATTACGAAAAGAATTAACACAGATTTCCACGCCTTTACCCTGTGATATATATGATAGTGAGAGTATAATAAAGCCAAGATTTATTTTAGAATATGTTGGTGTAGAACCAAATTATTGTTATGTTGCAGAATTAAATAGGTATTATTATATTAGGGATATTATATTAAGCCCCGGTGGTCGAAGAATTTTAATGTGTGAAGTTGATGTTTTAATGAGTAATATTGATGAAATACTTAATCTTAATTGTTTAATTGCAAGAAATGAAAATACAGAGTTTACTTATTTAGCAGATGAGAAAGTTATGATTACGACGGATAAAAAACTGGAAATAATCGAATTTACGGAGTCTGTTATCAACATTGACAATGCAAGTTCAGCGACGACTAATTTTATATTAGCTGTTGCTGGCAGATAGGAGAGCGTATATGAGTATTAATAAAAATGTGTGGGAATATGGCACTACAAGGGACAGAATAGAGTATGCTCGGAGTGTAGGGGACTTGCTTACAGACAATAAAGTGCAAGCAAACAAGGAACTTGACAGCACAAACGTCGCATACCGAGGAGGTGTGCACTGGAGAAAATCGCAGTTTATCGACTTTATACATATGACGTGGGTAAAACCAGTCAGTGAGGCTTTTGCTGGAATATTTAACAACGTTGACGAACTTATCACAGAACAAGACTTAACAAGAACTAACATCCGATTTGGCATGACTGCACTGAGTAACACGGATGAATATAATTTTGGTACAGCGACAAATAGCAAATGGGCGTATAATCCAAGCACGACGGAAAACTCATCAACACGTTCTGCACAATTTGTCAATAAAATTGATTTCTCGAACTTCATTATCTATATAAGTTCAATCCACTGTGTAGCCAAAAAATTTATTAAGGGGAGTAATTGGAGTACAAAAGATTTTAGTTATTTAACAACGCCAAGTCTAGTCGACTACATTAATAACGTAGGCAATATACAAGCCGACTACCCTTATGTGTCACAAATAACGACAGGTAGTAAATATTATAAAACCGCCACAGTACTACCCCGCACACAAATTACAACTAAAATGTGGTTTGAGCAAATCAATCCATATAACGAAGATTTAGGCATTGCAAAAAATTCAAACGGACGTGGTTATATTGTAAACGCAAACTTAAATTTGTTTGATTACTCAATAATCTCCTCATATATTGCCAAAGAAACAGACACAACTGTAACCGTCGCTGGATATCCACCAAGTGTATGGACATCGGGTTTTTATGAAAAAAATTCAGGCGAAAACAAAATAAAAAACAATCCTCTAGTAATGGTTAGAGGACAGGATTTTGAAATAGACAAAACAGTATACCCGCATGTTGTCGATATAGTGGGGCTTGCAATACGAGGAGATAGGCTGTTAAACTACATGGCGAGCTTAGGCTGTTATTTTACTTTTGATTTAGACACTGCACAAAATGCACAAACGTCATATAATGCAACGTCTGATAAACTATATCTCGGCGTGCTAGACAAAAACGGATTTACAACATACAACTATATACAAGGTACGCAAATCGCAGAATATGCCCGTGAGGGCGGTGCAAACAATAACGCCACATGGGACAGCACACAAGATTTATTTGAAAATCACGACATAAAAGACAGTCCAGACACCAACACCTATACAGATAAAATAGACCTTGTCAATCCGTCACTGACTTCAATCGGGTGTTTTGCGACGTACTGGGCAATGTCACAAACAGAGGTAAACAAGCTTGCTGACGATTTATTTAATGCTACATTTATAGATACAATATCAAATAGTATAAAATTTTACGGCGGTAATCCGATTGACGCTATTATGTCATTAAGACTATATCCATTTAACATATCAGATTTGGGTATAAATGCAAGTACAGCAAATGTCAAGTTGTTTGGCAAAGATACGACTGCAATCGGTAATATATTATCGACAAACTACTCGGGCATAATCAATTTCGGCACGTGTACGCTCGCTGAGAGATATGGTAATTTTTTAGATTATAGCCCATACACAAAAGCACAGTTATATATACCATATTGTAAAACAGTTGACATTGACATATCAATATGTATCAAAAAAACAATAAGCGTTAAAGTAATTGTTGATGTGACAACTGGAGAGTGTTGTGCGGTTGTGTACGCTGATAATATCCCTATTGCATACTCTAACGGCAAAATTGGGATTGATATCCCACTCACGGGCAGTAGTACGGCAGGAATAGGTTCATCAATTTTATCTGCAATCCCTAATTTTTACAGCCCATCAAGTGCCGCTGTATCGTCTGCAATGTCAATTACAAACGGGGTGCTGTCGTCAGACAATAAAATTATAAAGCAGGGAAATAGTTCAGTTGCAACTGGGTTATGGCAACCTAAAAATTGCTATTTTTTAATAAAACGCCCACAGCCTGCTGTGCCTGAAAACTATGGTCACACGATTGGTTATTTAACAAACACTAAAAAAAGGATAGGAAGTTGCACAGGTTATACAATCTGTCACAATGTTGACGTAGATGGATTATATTGTACAGAAAATGAAAAAGAAATGTTAAAAGGAATAATGGAGAGTGGATTTTATATTTAGTCTAGTCGACTAGACTGGAGAGGATAAGTATGCCAAAGAAAAAAATTGATTATTATGATAATAGTAAAATTATAAGTGAGGGTAGTACATACAATGTAGTTATTGGTCAAAGAAGTAATGGTAAAACATATGCTTTTATAGAAGATGCCCTTGATACCTTTTTAAAAGAAGATATCCCCTCTGCTTATATTAGAAGATATGATGAAAGCTTAACAAGTACTAATATATTTAAGTTATGTACTTGTCATATTCCTAACTTAATTATCATGTCGAATGGTAAATGGAATAACTTTAAATATGAAGCTAAAACATTTTATTTAACATACGTAGATGGTAATGGAAAACAATTAAGAAAAAGTAAACCATTCCTGTATTGTGTCGGACTGAATTCATGGGAACATAAAAAAGGTCAGGATAGAGGAGATATTAAATTTATTATATTTGATGAATTTCTTACTAGGGATACATATCTTAATGATGAATATGCAAAATTCATGAACTTAGTATCCTCTTTAATAAGAGATAGGTCAGATACTGTAATTGTTATGTTAGGGAATACGGTTAATAAATTCTGTCCCTACTTTAATAAATTCAAGATAAACATAAGAGAAGTAAAACAAGGTATGATTTACAATTTTAGATATGGAGAAACAACTCTAAGTCTAGAGTATTGTAGAGAATATGAAAATACTTCAAAAGTTAATAAAAAGTATTTTGACTTTCCAGAAAAATCCTTAGATATGATTAAAAAAGGCTACTGGGAAATCTCAACATACCCCCATTTGTATAATGGTAAAAAAGAAGAATGTAAATTAGTAGGAATGATATATGTTCATTTTGGTGATTTAGTTTTAAGATGGGAACTTCTTATTGATGACGGAAATAATGTCATTAGTTTTATATCTCCCTCTAATTTTGATAAAGCTTTATGTAGTAAATGTGTATTTATTACAAAAGATAGTTTAACTTTATTAGATAGTAGATGGTGTTTTTCAGAAATCCCTCATAATAAACTAACAGACTGGTTAATTAAAACTTGGAGAATGGGAAAAATTTATTTTAGTACAGATGAAAGTGGCGATATTTTTGAAAATTTTATGAAGAATTGTGTCACAAGTGCATCTTTCAGAAAATTTTAAATAAAAAAAGAGTCTAGTTGACTAGACTCTTTTTTATTTATTTATTTAAAAAAAATAGAGTCTAGTTGACTAGACTCTATTTTATTTATTTAAAATGTTTTTGTCCGATAAAGTATCTATAAATATCTTTATCTTGTAACTCAATTTTACCTAGTAAAAATTCGATAAAAGTATCACTCCAATTCATAGAAAAATCTGCGGGCATTAGGCATACTCCTGATTTAATGTGAACTATGTCTGATTTTCCCTCATAATCTGTTATTATTTTATATGTGTCCTCTTCTGTATACGTATGACATAGTTTACAATTTTTCAATGTGAAATAATTACTGAAATTTTTAAACTTTTCGTCATTTGTTTTACCTAAGCTATCTACTAAATTTTTTGGTGCTCCTGCTACAGTACTCTTCATCTCACCGTTTTCATATTCAACAAGATAACGCTTTGAACCTAGTGCTTTAAACCTTTTATACGACGGTTCTTCATCAAATACTCCCATAAAATGTTGTGTTCCATGTTTGTCATAAAATGTATATTGTTCTTGTTTGAAATTATGATACCTCATTGCATCATAAAATTGTGTTTTATACTTTGCATCAAGATGACTCCACATCTTTTTGTATCTACTGTAACCCTGATATTTAACAGAGTCTGTATCAGAGTATAAAGCATTTTCAGACAATTTTTTTATAGGTTCTAAAATTTGTCTTTTGGCGTATGATGTTACCCATACCCCTATAGAATACCATAAATACTGTTTAGGATTGTTGCAGTATTTCTTAAAATCTGAAAAATCTTTTTCTTCTTTTATAAATTTTGTATCACATTCATTGTCAAAGAAAATTCCAGAGTCTAAAATATTGAATACACATGTTCCGTAAACTCCACTGATTCTGGTTTTTGAACGCATATAATTGTCTGCTTCTTCTTCAATGCCTTTTAAATTTGTTTTCATTTGAAATAGTTTTAATATTATTGATACTAGTTCTTTTGGAAGATATTGTTTTTTTGATACATAAATATCTCTTATTTCTATGTTATCAAAATCGTAAAAATCTAAAATGTTAAGAATATCTATTTCGTTACATGCAAACTCAATTTCATTGCAAAAGTTTACCCTACCATTATCCTCAATTAAAGATTTTAAGTCTAGTCGACTAGACTTATGTTTTGATAAAATTGAATGCACGTGCTTAGCCCTTAGATTAGTAAAAGTACATCTGCAAGCTATTGCATATTCTTCCACAGGGTACTTTGTAAATAATTCTTCAACAAGGTACTTTTCATTCTTTATACCAAGCCATATTGTTGGATATTTCTTTGATACCATTTGATAAGGGTATGAAGATGAAATATCCACACATGAAACATTAAACATTTCTTTCCCTATTATTTGGTAGTTCGCATGAGTATAAGCCCCTGCGTAAATATCAATTAACAGATTTTGCAATTCTTTTGTTTGTGCTGAATACAAGACAGATAAGTTGTGCATTTTCTTAAGATTTTTTCCTAGTTCTTTTCTAAATAAATACCTTACTTCCCCTGTAGAAGTCATAGGTATTTCTTGTAAACACCCATACTCCTTAACTTTTTTCTTGATGTATTCAGATAGTACCATCACATCCAAATCAACGTAGTTCTCTTCTACAGAGTCTAGTCGACTAGACTGATGACGGATTAAAGAATAATCTAAGTCGCCAGACGCTTTTTGTACTGGCAATTTTTCATTAATTGCTAATTTTTCCAGTTTACAATTGGATAATGCCAATGTATCCCTGAATTCTATTCTTTTGTATACACATTTTATAACGTTATGCGATTTCCTAGCAAAAACGTCTGAGAATTTCATCCAGTCTTTCATAAACTGAAATTCAAATGAGAGATTGTGAACCCAAATGATATACCTCTCATTTTTTGAACATAGAGAAGATAGACTATCAAAATATGATATAAAATCTTCCCATTTCCTATATTTTGAGATGACACCGTTATTGTATATAGCCCCTATATACATAAAGGCGTGTTTCATTGTTTTTGTTTTTCCGTTTTCTAATTTAACTTCTTCAACATATGACGTTGTTTCAATGTCAAATGTTATGATTGACTTCTTATAATATATTTCTTCTCTACCGCCCATTATAATTCCCCTTTCTTATTGCCATAATGTTATCTAATTGTTTTGAGTCTAGTTGACTAGACTCTTTTCTTCTTAGTCTTTCAATATTTCGACGTTGAGAATCTGACATTTTGTCAAAATCCTTGTCTGCAAGCTCTTTTTCAAAAAGAACTATCATGTCGTATGCACTTTTTTGCCCACCCTCTTTTAGTCCTGTTTCTACTGTTTCATATGTTAAAACAGCAAACAACTCATGGAATTCAGAAGATAGATGTGAAATTGTATTAAACGCTTTAACAAAATCCACACCTACTTTCTCATATTCTAAAATTTTCTTTTTATATTTTATCCCCTCTTTTTGTGTGTTTATCGACATTATGTTTTTAAAAGCCTTGTACATAATGCCTAAATCAGCGTTACTTTTAATAGTATCTCTGAATTTTTTACCTGTTTGTATCCAGTCCTCTCTAAATCCGTATTTACGGTTAAGGGAGCGGATTTGTGACTTATGATATTGTGCCGTGGTTGATGCCTTGTAATATCCTTTTTTTTCAAGGTAATGTAGTTTTGACTTTACCTTACTGGCATTCTTTGTTATGAATAATTCCATAGTTTTTCTAGATGGAAGCTGTTCGTTACACTTCCTTGTTTTTCTTGCCATAATTTTTCCTTTCTTAGTCTAGTTGACTAGACTAGTTTTAATTTTATACCCTACCTTTTTTCTAGTGTAGTCGACTACACTGAATTATTTTTATACCCTACCTATCTTTTTCTAGTCTAGTTGACTACACTGGCTTAAACACTTATACTGATTTAAATAAAAACAGATTTTAGACGCTTCAATAACATCTTTTGGCAAAAACTGTTTCATTTTGAAAATTGTTCCATTTTGATAATTTATACACAAAATGGAATAATCACCATTTTCTGACAATGTAAATTTGTACCTAAACATGAAATATTTTCCTTTCTACAAAATGGTAAATATTTTGTAAAAATATAACAATAAAAATTCCCAAAAAAAGCCGATATTTCTATCGGCTTTTTTCCATTACTTTTCCAGTGCCTTTAGGCTTTTCTGGAAAACATTGATAATTTTTTCCTTTATTCCATCATCTTCCATATTAGAGCATATTTCCAGCATCTGGAGTATTCTGTCCTTATCTGTCAATGGAGTTACTTTTTCTTCCTCTTTATTATCCTCTTGCTCTGTAGGCTCTTTAGATTCTTCACCTTTTACTTCTATCGGAGGGCTAACAATATCCTTTACGATAGAGCGTAGCTCTTTACAGGTTAAGGAGCTATCCAATTCTTTTAGGTTATCTTTTAGCTGTTCTTCTGTTAAGGGAATAAGCTCTAACATTTGTGAAGGACTGTACTCAAAACCATCTATATCGGTTATTGTCTCAAATGTATAATCTATATTGATTTTATCGTTTATTAAATCTGATACAGTTAACTTTTCGCCGTTTATATCCTTAATATCTATAAACTTAGATATCCTTATTAATTTATAGGTATAACTTTTTTTATACCCGAACAATTTTTCAGCATATTCAGCTATAGTATTAAAACCTGAATTTTCCAGATATTCCTTTGGTTTGTCTGCAATGTCTGACAATACCATTGATATCCCTAATATTGCATTTTTTGCAATTTTATGAAATTGGTTAATTTTAGTTGTGGCATTTTTTAACATACCCTCTTCTATTACAGTAATTTCCTTTTTTGAGCTTTCTGTTAATTCAAACATAATTTTTTCTCCTTTTATTCAGTGTAGTTGACTACACTAGTCTTAATTAAATACCCTATATTGCAAGGGACGAATGAATATGGTTATCCGTACCATTTAAGCATAGATATCCCATACTTTTATCCCAGTCTAGTTGACTAGACTAGTTTTTACCATTTTTTCAATTTTCAAGATTCTATTTTATTACTTTTTTTCCTTTCTATGGTTATACACGCCCTACGATAGCTTTAGAACCGCCGTCCTATAGGTTGCTTTCTTCCATACTCTTATTATACACCTGAAGAAGGCTTTTTTATACCTTTTTGTATGAACCATTTATGAATTTTTTATGAATTTTGAAATGTATTTTCTTGCCGTTTCTTGTAATATAATGTAAAAGCATAAACTGTATAATTTGTAATATTATGTAAAAAATATGAATTGTATATTATTGCATCTTTATGCAATATTATGTAAAAATATGAATTGTATATTATTATCTAAAATAGGGGAAATTACGGAAAAGGTGGAATTTCCTGTATTATA